TGGATTCGTTTTACTTTATAATTTTTTTAAAGATGCTCTTTTGGAAAAGAATGGAATCTTAAAAGTTTATTATGATGATACTGTTACAGTTGAACATGAAACTTATAAAAATTTAACCGATCAAGAGTATCAAGACATCATAGATCAGGATGATGTTGAGGTTGTTAAACATTCAGAAAAAGAAGATGAGCTAGGCGAAGAATCTTTAGAACAATTTGAAAATCAAATGAGTCAAGCAGGTTTAGATTTAGATTTACCTACTCCTAAACTACATGACTTAGAAATTAAAAGAACTTTAAAAAAAGGAAAAATAAAAGTTGATTCAATTCCACCTGAAGAATTTTTAATTGATAAGAACTGCATTAAACTTGATGAAGCAAATTATGTTGCACATAGAGTTGATATTACAAGATCAGAATTAATTAGTATGGGTTACAATAAGGATGATGTAGAAAGTCTTCCAGCAAGTGAGTCATCAATTTTAAATACAGAAAAATTTGCAAGATATAAAAACATTGATGATTATCCTTTTAACACCTCACAAGATAAATCAACTCAGACAGTTACTATTTATGAAAATTATGTTCGTTATGATTTTGATAATGATGGTATAGCAGAACTTAGAAAAATAGTTTCAGTTGGTGAAAGCTCAGAACAAATTTTAGAAAATGTTCCTTGCGATCACATTCCATTTGTTTCAGTTACTCCAATTCCAATGCCACACAGATTTTATGGTAGATCAGTTGCAGAATTAGTTGAAGACATTCAATTAATGAAATCAACTGTAATGAGACAATTGTTAGACAATATGTATTTAACAAATAATAACAGAGTTGCCATTATGGATGGAATGGTAAATATGGATGATCTTCTAACTTCAAGACCAGGAGGAGTTGTTAGAACTAAACAACCACCTAATCAAGTAATGCAACCGATACAAGCACAACCAATTTCAGGTCAGGCATTTCCATTATTAGAATATTTAGACACAATTAGAGAAGTTAGAACTGGTGTAACAAAATATAATCAAGGTTTAGATGCTGATTCTTTAAATAAAACAGCAACAGGTATTTCTGCAATTATAAATCAAACTCAAATGAGAGCAGAATTGATTGCTAGGATATTTGCTGAGACTGGTGTTAAAGATTTATTTAGAAAAATGTTTGAACTTTCAGTTAAATATCAAGACAAAGAAAAAATTATTCAATTAAATAATCAATACATTCCTGTTTTACCTACTGAATGGAGAAATAGATTTAATATTTCTATTGTTGTAGGTCTTGGCACAGGTACAAAAGAACAACAATTAATTATTTTAAATAATATTTTAGATAAACAGCTACAAGCTTTTAACTTACAGGGCCAAAGAGAATACCCTATGGTTAGTTTAAAAAATATTTATAACACTTTATCTAAGATTGTAGAGAACGCAGGTCTAAAAACACCTGACAGTTACTTTATAAACCCTGACATTGGCAGACAATATGTAACTCCGCCTCCTCCGCCACCAATTCCGCCTATTGAAAAAATAGAAATGGCTAGAATTGATGCTGAGAACAAGAGAAAAATTGCAGATGTTGCAATTAAAGAACAAGAATTAATTCAAAAGAAACAAGAAATGCTTTTAGACTTTGAAGCTAAGATAAAAGAAATAGCATTAAGGTATAATACACAGTTAGATACTACAAAAATTAAAGCAGATGCTGAATTAGACAAGATGATCGTTGCAACTAACAGTAAGGCACTTGAACAGGCACAAAAATCTGCTAATATGTATGAGAAACAAATACAAGGATTAAATGGAGAGCAAAGACCAAGCCAAGAGGGTGAAGGAATTGAACAGATCCTCTCAGGCCAAACAGATTTTACAGAATAATCTTTTTAAAGAGTCAATTGAATCTCTTAAAAAAATTTATTCTGATGCTTTGTTTGAACAAACAGGTGCAAAAGATAGTGAAGCTAGAGAAAAACTTTGGTTAGCTTATCAAGTACTTGGAAAAGTAGAACAGCATTTTAAAGAAATTCTTGAAACAGGAAAACTTGCAGAAAAACAACTTGCAGATTTTCGTAATCAACAAGAAAAATAATTCTAATCATCCTGATTAGGATAAGCCAAGCCACTAAGGCAGCTTAATATAGGAGACAATAAAATGTCAAAAACAAACCCACTACTGTCAAATTCGACAGTACAAGGTGCGGCTAAACATATTGAAGGATTGTTAAACTCAAAAGGAGTTATTGATGATTCTCAAAAAGAAGAAGCACCAGTTGAGAAGAAAGAACCAGAAGCGAAAGCTGAAGATAATCAAGAAGCTCAACAACAACCTGAAGTTCAACCTGAAGAACAGGAAACTTTAGCTGAAGAAGAAGCACCAGAAGAAAATGCTTATGAAGAACAAACAACCGATAGACACCAAGTTAAAGTTAATGGTGAAATTATCGAAGTTGACCTTGAGGAATTAAAAGCAGGTTATCAAAAGGATGCTGACTACAGACGAAAAACTGAGGAAATTGCAATTGAAAAAAAACAATTGTTATCCGAAAAAGATCGTCTAGCAAAAGAGTATCAAACTAAGATTGAAGATTTAAATGGTCTTACAGCTACTCTTAATGCTGAAATTAACAATGAACTAAATTCACAAGATTTAGATAGATTGTTTGAGGAAGATCCAGCTGAAGCTACAAAGCTTGAGCGAAAACTTAGAAGAAGGAGAGAAACTATTAAAGCTTCTCAAGAAAAACTAAGAAGACATCAACAGGAACAATTCCAAAAAATTGTTGCTGAAGAACATAAAAAAGTTGCTATTAAGTATCCTGATTTATCAGATCCTGAAAAAGCACCTGGTTCTTTTCTAAAGATGAGAAATTATTTATCTAATAAAGGTTTCTCAGAAAAAGAAATTTCTACTGTTTATGACAGTAGATTTATTGATGTTATAATGGATGGAGTAAAATATATTGATTTTGCAAATAGACCTAAATCTAATCCTGCAAAAAAAATAGTCAAACCCTCACAAGTTGTTAAGCCAGGTATTAAAAGTACAAGAGAAGATAAAGAATCTCAGTCAAGGTTAGATAAGCTTAAGACGCTTAGAAAGTCAGGAAGTCCAAGAGACGCAACTGATTTATTAAAGCGTTTTTTATAAACAATAACCTAACAAAGGAAATACAATGGCTGTATATAAAACATACGACACAGTAGGTATAAGAGAAGACTTAGCTGATATTATTTATAATATATCACCTACAGAAACTCCTTTTATGTCTGGTGTTGCAAAAACAAAAGCGACAAATACATCTCACCAATGGCAAACAGATGCGTTGGCTGATGTAGCTGCAAATGCTGTGGTAGAAGGTGCAACAATCACTTACCCAACATTATCAGCAACAACTAAAGAAACTAACTACACTCAGATTTCTACAAAATCTGTTCAAGTATCTGGCACTAATGATGCTGTTACTTCAGCAGGTAGAAATAATGAGTTAGCTTACCAAGTAGCAAAATCTGCGAAAGAATTAAAAAGAGATATGGAAACTGCTCTTTTATCTAACGTAGCTAAAGCTGCTGGAGATGGCTCAACTGCTAGAACACTTGGTGGTGTTCAAACTTGGATCGAAACTAACGTAGATGCAGGTGCAGGTGGTTCAGGTGCTGGAAATGGTGCTGCTAGAACTGATGGAACACAAAGAGCTTTCACAGAAGATCAATTGAAATCTGTGTTAAGAGCTTGTTTCAATCAAGGCGGAAACCCAAACATGGTAATGGTTGGTGCTTTCAATAAGCAAAAACTTTCTGGTTTCACAGGCGGATCTACAAGATTTGACCAAGCTGAAGACAGAAGATTAGTTACATCAATTGATGTTTATGAATCAGACTTTGGAACATTACAAGTTGCTCCAAACAGATTCATCAGAGGTGCAAATGCTACTTCTGCTAAAAGAGGTCAAGATGCTCTAGTCCTAGAGATGGATTACTGGGCAGTTGCCTTCTTAAGAGACTTCAGTTTACAGAATCCTGCACAAACTGCTGACGCAGATCAGAGATTCATGGTTGCTGAGTACACTCTTGAGTCAAGAAACGAAAAAGCAAGTGGATTAGTTACAGATTTAACTACTTCATAATCTTAATTGTGTTTGGTGGTGTAACCTTAAAAAACTACACCACCGACACTTAACCAAAGTTGAAGTCTTAGTGAGGTTATAGGCGGAACAACAAACGGAGAAAAAAAATGAGAACATTAAACGATTATTTTATAACTGCTGAAATTGAAGATATTAGTACAGCTTCATCTACATTTGTTGCAGTACCTGATGGCGGAAAAGTAATAAAAATCTTAACTGCTTTACAAGGTGCTATTTCAGGTGCAGACGCTGGTATTTCTTTTGAAATCGGTGGAACTGCTATGACTAATGGCGGAATAACAGTTGCTTATGATGGTTCAGCTGCTGGAGATGTAGATACATCTGCACCAACTGCTGCCAACAGAGTTGAAGAAGGACAAGCTATCGAAATGATAACTGATGGTGCTTCTACTGGAACTGCAAAACTTCTTGTGACTTTCGTTATAAGAAGATAATAATAATTTAGGGAGGTTGCTTAGCGGTAATCTCCCTTTAATAAGGAGAAAAAAAATGGCTTATAATTATGGCTTAAGACCTGGCACAACACAAAAAGTTTCACCAAGCGGAAGCTCTGTTGCAACTTCAAATGGATTTGGTTCTCAAACTGAATACGTTAGAGTAGCTGCTGATGCAGACGTTCATATTGTTTTTGGTGGTACACCAACTGCTACAACAAGTGATATATTTTTACCAGTTGACAAACCTGAAATTTTCAAAGTTTCACCAGGTGAAAAAATGGCTGCGATTGGCACTGCAAATGTTTCAGTTACTGAAATGAGTGCATAGTGGCTAAAAAGAAAAGTAGTATAGGTGTTGTAGAATTATTAAAAACAACACCTAAAAAAAGACCTGGTCGTCATGCTAAACATTACAGCAAAAGATTACCAAGTCGAAAAGATTATAGAGGTCAAGGAAGATGAGAGACACAGTTGTAGATGGTTTACAGAAAACATCTTATGGAATTGACGATAAAGAAAAAAAGATTGTCGTTAAGGAAGAAGTAAACATTAATCCTCATCTTAAACATAATAAGGCCTTGTATAATTTAAATGATGGTTATTCTAAGAGTAGAGAACTTAAAAGAGTAGCATCTATTCCTACTATTGCTTT